GACAGAATACGTGTTTATTCTCGTCCTACTGACCGCCCTCCTAATGACAGTCTACGGTTTTATATCGCTTCTGACCATGCTGTCTCCGTAAAGCAGGACAGAGATAAGACTTGCCTACTCCCTGTTGGCGTTGATGAGCATGACAACATCTGGATTATGGATGATGTCGTTTGGGGGCGATATTCGACTGACATTGTCGTTGAGAAGATGATTGACCTGATGGCGAAGTATAAGCCCCTTTATTGGTGGGCTGAGCGCGGTCACATCTCCAAGTCAATTGGCCCCTTCCTTCGCAAGAGAATGCTGGAGCGCGGCACATTCTGCACAGTTGATGAGATTGTGCCTGTGATGGATAAGATGAGCAGAGCTCAGTCGATGCAGGCGCGCATTGCGATGGGGAAGGTTTATTTCCCGTCTTATGCTCCTTGGTATCAAGAAGCGCGTGACCAATTGTTGAAATTTCCGCACGCTGCGCATGACGACTTAGTCGACGCAATGGCGTATATAGGTTTGGGATTAGCCAAGCAGGTGAGAGCCAGACCGATTAAAGCGGTCAATAAAGGTCCGCAGGCTTACACTCTTGGATGGATTAAGAAACAAACGCGTGATGCTGAGAAAGCGCAAGCGTCGAAGGTTGGGGGTTGGTGATGGTTGGTGAGCCTGGGATGATGGTCGAAGGGCCAATGGACGGCATCGACCCGATGGCGCTGGATGCTGAGGCTCCGACGCTTGAGGGAGATATGGTCGTTGACCGCGACTCTCCAGAGCCAACAGAGCAGCGCAAGGCTCTAGTCGACTCTCTCACCAAGATGGTGAAAGAGGCAAAAGCGCATTGGGACAAATCTTTTAAGAATATGGAGAAAGACCAGCGCTTCTGTGCTGGCGAACAATGGCCTTCAGAGACAAAGGCGAATTTATTTAACGATGATTTTGATGACCGTTATATTGCCAATATCACCATGCGAACGGTGCAGCAGAAGGTAGCAAGCCTTTACTGCAAGAACCCTAAAGCTGTTTGTCGTCGTCGTCAGAAACTCTTGTCGACTGTTTGGGATGGCTCGATGCAGACGCTGATGGCTGCTCAGCAGACGATGCAGAAACAGCAGATGGCGCAGCAAGCGATGATGGCGATGGGCGCATCTATTTTAACAGGAGCCCCGCCTCCTGGCATGGCTCCCCCGGCTCCTGGTCCTGATGGAATGCCTGGACCGATGCAGCCGATGCCAATGCCGCCTATGCCTCCTGACCCTGTTGAGGTTCAAGAAGCAGAGGCTGTGATTGCTGATGCAAAGCAAGCGAAACAGCAGCTCGACATCTCCAATAAGATCGCACGCACGCTTGAGCTTCTTTATGAATATGAGATTTCAGAGCAGCAGCAGCCATTTAAGTCGATGATGAAGATGGTTGTTCGACGCGCGGCGACTGCTGGCGTCGGTTGGGTGAGACTAGGCTTTCAGCGCGTTATGGGTAAAAACCCTGATTTTGACTCACGAATTGCTGATATTCAGCAGCGTTTGTCGACTTTGGAGCGCATCAGTGCTGACATTGCTGACGGCGAGACAGAGGTCGATTCAGCCGAGGCAGAGCAGTTAGAGCTCCTTCTTCTCGACATGCAGAGTGACTCTGAGATTGTTGTGCGAGAGGGGCTAATCTTCTCTTATCCTAAATCAACAGCAATTATCCCCGACCCTCGCTGCGTGCAGCTGCGTGATTTCTTAGGCTGTGATTGGGTTTGTGAAGAGTTCATGCTGACGCCGAATGAAATCCAAGAGACTTATGGTGTTGATGTCGGCAAGGATTTTGTCGCTTATAATCGGCTTGATTCCGGCACAGACTATGAGCGCGCACGCGCTATCTGGTCGACAGGGACCTTCTCAGACGATGCGCATATCTCCGATGGGGATAGTGAGAGTGCGCTTGTCTGGGAAGTGTATAATAAGAAAGACGGCCTCGTTTATACGATTTGCGACGGCTATAAGGACTTCCTTCGCCGCCCAGCGCAGCCTGAGTTTTACACTGACCGCTTCTGGCCTTGGTTCGTTGTGGCGTTTAACGAGTGCGACGGTAAGGTCTATCCACCATCAGATGTGTCTCTTATGCGGCCTATGCAGCTTGAACTTAATCGTTCGCGGCAGGGTTTGAGAGAGCATCGCTTAGCCAATCGCCCTAAGATTGTGTATGCTGAGGGGCTTTTGAGTGAGGATGACCTTGATGCTTTACGCAATCACCCTGTCAACGCTCTTATTAGCATCTCAGGTCTTCAGCCAAGCCAGAATGTTGACCAAGTGCTGCAGCCGCTCAAAGGCGTGCCGTTAGACCCAAACCTTTATCAAACGCAATCCATCTTTGAAGATATGATGCGCGCTGTTGGCACGCAGGAAGCCAATCTCGGCGCGACTTCTGGAAGCACAGCGACAGAGACAAATCTTGCGCAATCATCGCGCGCTTCAGCTCTTGGCTCTGCAGTTGATGATATTGATGAGACGCTGACAGCGATGGCACGCGCTGCAGGTCAAATCCTTCTTCTTAATGTCTCTGAAGAGACTGTGAAGTCGATTGTTGGTCCTGGCGCTATGTGGCCAACGCTGACGAAGGCTGAAGTGTCAAAAGAGTTGATGCTTGAGATTGAGGCTGGTTCTTCTGGTCGTCCTAATCAGGCGCAAGAGCTGCAGAATTATGAGCGATTAGCGCCTATTTTGATGCAAATTCCTGGTATTAATCCGCTTGTTCTTGCAAAAGAAGCAATCAAGCGTCTTGATGACCGCATTGATGTTGAGGCTGCAGTCGCTGAAGGCATGCCGTCGATTCAATCAATGAATGCCATGAAGGGTCCACCACAAGTCGGCGCACCTGGTCCTGCGGGTCCACCTCAAGCGCAAGGTCCGCAAGGTGGAAACAATGCCCCAACACCACCACCACCAAGCCCATCGTCCCCATCTCCTAAGCCACAAGGTGCGCCTCAAGGTTTAATGGGGACTTAAGGTGTGGTATGGAAAGTCGGTTTTAATGTCTAACAAAGGAGCCTAAGAGTGCAAGGCGACGATACATTTCAAGAAAGTTCAGCCCCCGTTGAGTCAACGACTCCAGCGGTTGAGCCTTCTATTACTCCGGCAACGGAGTCGCAATCCTCTGAGACGGCGGTTTCAGAGTCTGGTGAGCAATCCAAGGAGAGCCTTCTCGATGCTGTGCAGAAAGTGGTGGCGACCACTGAAGAGCCGACTGTCGAGGGGGAGAAAGCCAAGGAAGATGCACCTAAAGAACTAAAGCCAGAAGAAGGGGAAAAGGAAGAAGACGACGAGTCAAATACAGAGACTGAATCTTCAGCGAATGAGGAGGTGCCAGAAAGTGTGCCTGCTCCTATCAAGAAGAAACTCAGAAAACTGCAAAAGGAAGCTCTCAAATACAAGCATGAAGTCGAGAACTTAAAACCTTCTGCAGAAATCGGGCAGCAACTTCAGAATTATGCGAGCTCAAATAATCTTTCATCGGAAGATGTCGTATTCGCTCTCGACCTCGCCTCAATGGTGGCTCGAAACGATTATGAGAGTTTCTATAAGGTTATTTCGCCTCTAATTCGGCATGCTCAAGAAGTCACTGGCGTTGTTCTGCCGCAAGACCTGCAAGGCATGGTCGAGCAGCAGCAAATGACCCCCCAGGCGGCTCAAGAGTTTGCGCGAACCCGCTTTGAGCGTGCTCAATACGAAAACCAAGCAAGACAGATGCAGCAGGTCCAAGAGACCCAGCAAGTCGGTCGTGTGAAGGATGATGTGCAGCGCTCAGTCTCAGCATTTGAACAGCGTCTCGCCGCTCAAGACCCCGACTATAAGGCAAAAGCCGACGCCGTCAGGCGTGCAGCACAAGCAATGCTCTTTGAGCGTGGTGGTCGCATTAACAATCAGCAAGAAGCCCTGCAAATCGTGCAGGCTGCTTATAATGAGGTTAATGCTCAATATCGCCGCATCAAGCAGCCTGTTCGTGCGACTGCACCAACTCCTGGCGCGTCAAATCCACAAACCCCACCAGCGCGTTCAGCTCCGAAGAACCTAATGGAAGCAGTTCTTTCGGGCTTAGCAAAATCGCGCGCTGGCTAGTCGTCTTTGGCGGCTAACTAATAGGACTAAAGCAAATGGCTTTTTCAGCTGGTGAAATTGCCAACATCGCTAATGCGGCGTTGGATTACTACTTAAACAAGGGCGACACCTTCAAGCAGTCGCTTCAGAAGCGTCCTTTCTGGGATGCTCTTGAGAGCAAAGCAAAGACCTTCCCAGGCGGCAAAGGCGACATCAGCCTTGCAGTTGAAGGTGACTTTGGCGCTGGCGGCACTAACGACAGCATCAAGGGCTACACCCATGATGACAAAGTGAACTTCTTCACGCCTGCTAACATCAAGCGTGCGAACTTCACATGGCGCGAGCATCACATCGGCCTCACGATGACGCACACCGAACTCAAAATCGACGGCATCTCTGTCGTTGATACGAACGGCGAGCGCACATCGAACCACTCACAGCGTGAGCTGACTGTTCTTGTGAACTTGCTTGAAGACAAGCTGTTCGCTCTTGGTGAGCAATATGCTCGCGGCATGAACACGCTCGCTTATGGCGACGGCACTGCTGACCCGAAAGCTCTTGCTGGTCTTGGCGCTCTTGTTCGTCCAAATCCAGCTGCTGGCACTGTCGGCGGTTTGGATTCAGTCGCTAACAAGTGGTGGCGTAACCGCGCACGCACTGCAGCTTATTCAACAGCTGTGACGGCTACGCCAGCTCTTGCTGGTCATGGCGGCGATGCTGTTACGTCGAATGTTGCTGACGGCGGCGCTCTCGCTCAAGTCCTGCAGTTTGAATATCGTCAGCTGACCCGTTACGGCGGCAAGCCTACTGCAGCTTTCTGTGGTTCTGCCTTCCTCGACGCTCTTGAGAAAGAGCTGCGCGCGAATGGCATTTACTCACAGACAGGCTTTGCTTCTGGTTCGACCGACATCTCTGTTGGCAAGTTGAACTTCATGGGAACTGAGTTCCAGTACGATCCCACGTTAGACGATTTAAATCTGTCAAAGCGCTGCTACTGGCTCGACATGAAAAACATCAAGCTGATGAAGATGGACAACGAATGGCGCAAAGATCATACGCCTGCCCGTCCTGCTGACCAGTTCATCCTGTATCGTTCGATTACTTCGACGGGCGCGATGGTTGCTCAGCAGCTCAACAGCTCGCTGGTCATCGACATTAAATAACGAAAATCTTTGCGTCGTGTCGCACTCCACGGCGCGGAGATAGAGGTCGGCATTAACCCCTAGGTCTGCCGACCTCGCCTAGTCGGAGTGTGAAATTGAGTGTGAGGAATCAAAATGCACTTTGTTACTTGTAGTGTGAGACTTGCTGGCGACATGCGCATGGAAGTTGTGCGCGACGCTTTCAATCCTGTCTCCTATCCAGAAGTTGAAATCCTTCGTTATCTCCACGGTGATGACGCTGTCCTTAATGTGAAGGCGATTGCTGAAGTTGAGCAATCAGCGAGGGAAGAGAAAGAGCGCCTTTCTCTTAAATACGGCACTGTCAATGTCGAAACGGTTTTCCCTGGCAAGAACCCCCAGATGGAAATGAAGATGCCAAAAGCATCAATTGACCCTGACCAAGTGTGGAAGAGCCCACTCGACAAGGAAGTCGCTGGTTTTGATGTTGAACCAGCTCCTGAGCCAGCGCCGCCCAAAGCTAAGCAAACCAAAGCCAAAGCGGTCGTCGAAGAGAACCCTTTCGCTGAATAACAAGGACCACTGAGATGGCTGTCGAGACGCTTGCAAATCTAGTTGAAGATGTTCGTGCTGAAGCTGGGCATGCGTTGACGCCATCTCAGGGCCTTAACTCTGAAAAGACGCTTAAGAAATTAATCGCTCGCACAGAGAAAGAACTCTGGACAGCATTTACCTGGCCAACCCTGATGATACGGGCTCAGGTCGTTGTGCAGAAAGACCAATTCCGCGTCGCTTATGCTGCGCAGCTTCCTTACGACCAGATTAGAGAAGCCTATTGGTGCGCCACAGGCTCAGACCATTTTGTTAAGATGGACTATGGATTTGCAGAGGATTGCATCAAGGCTGATGGCACGAACTCGACAGCTTCGCCAACAGTGCAGCTCTGGGAAGATGACGGCGCTGACGACACTCTTTTCAGAATATGGCCAACGCCTTCTGTGAATGGCTATGTGCGGTTTAGAGGCATGCGTCCTCTTAACCCACTCATCAATGACGATGATTATTGCACGCTTGACCCGACACTTATCACCCTGCGCGTCGCAGCTGAGCTCTTAACGAGAGCCAAAGCTGAGGATGCTCAGACGAAGATGCAGAGCTTTCAGCGGCACCTTCAAAAACTCCTGGCGATTAAAGTCTCTGATAAGCACAAGGTTTCGACCTTTGGCTCGATGAGAGGCTACCACTCGCATCATAATCGTTCACAGCGGTTTATTGTCTGATGCCTTATTTCTTAGTCGAAAATTTCCGTTCTGGCCTCGATGTCCGCAAGAGCATCTTAACAGCTCCTGCAGGAACTTTGACGCGTCTTGTTAATGCCGCCATCACTCCTGGCGGCGAGATTAAGAAGAGAAAAGCGTTTATTAAAGTCGCAGACCTCACAGGCACTTTCGGCCTTGCATCAATTGGCACAGAGCTTGTTGCTTTTACTAAGGGCGTCGACAAGACAGCGCCAACTCTGACCGATGTTAGAACAGGTGCTACGCTCTCTGATGTGACCTTCAAATACCATAAGGTGCCGAATACTTCCCCGACATCTGTGATGGTAGATTTCGATATTTTTGACGGCAAGATTTATCTTGTCATGTCTGACCCAACGCCATCAGCTCCTGCTGATTCAGACCGTGGTCCGGCATTGCCTGCCCCTGTCGCTGAGAACGAGACCTGGCTGCAGACATCAGATA